TTGAGTAAGGCGCGTAAGCGGATCGCGGTTATACGGATCAACGCCCTGAACTGACCCGATGCTAGACGCATCGGTGCGATACCAATCAGACAGGGCGGGAGCGAAAGGGCGAAGATTCTCGAAGTATTTCCGCCTCCTTTCTTCTTCAGTCTCCTGTTGCAAATTGCTAGCAGTTTCTGAAACACCACCTTCCGCGAATCTTTTTACAGACGCGATGCCGCCCGAGGCCATCTGCAAGCCATACTGACGATCATCCTGCGGGAAAGGTTGCGGTGGAGCCTGATTCGGCGGGGGCCTCGTAGGTGGCGGCCTATTCTGTGGTGCCGTAGTAGGTTGCCGTATAAGACCGGGCGGCTGCGTAGTCACGCCGTAGTCTGTGTAACCACCACCAATAAAGTACGGCTGTCCCGGCTCACGGAACCGTGGGTTCACCTGTCCATAACTAAAGTCCACATCGCGGTACTCAGGCTTCGGCGCGGTCGGCATAGACTTGGCCTGAGCTTTCTGCTCAGCCTTATTGATCGCATACAGGGCAATTGCCTGCATGAATGGATCTTGCCCTTTACCAAAAATGCCGCCTTGTGCAGGAGACGTAGTACCCGACTTGCCGCCGCCAAGTGCTCCTTGAAGAATGGCATCAAGTCCGCCTTGAGGTTGTTGAGTTGCGGTTTGTGGAGCACCAATAGCACGAGACGCTGTACTACTTAAAAAGTTTTGGATAGTGCCTTCATCACCTCCCATTCCAATACTTTCAGCGTACTTTTTAGCTGCGGCCAGATCTCTTGTTTGCCCAACCGCGCTCGTAATACCGCCGAGCAACTTTGTCCCGGCATAGGCTTTCATGCCCGCTTCGAGACCCTTTTGCAGGTCGCCCTTGATAGCGCCGTAAGCGGTACCGGCTAGGAGAGCCGTAGTTTGCGGGTTTTGAAGCGCAGTGCGACCTACGTTGAGGAGTCCTTTGCCAATACTGCGTAAGAAATTCCCAAGAACCGACGCTTCAGGAAGTCCTGTTACCGGGTTGACCGGTAGCTCCATACCTTGAGCACGTGCTAGTGCCTGCAAGGATCGCACTTCGTCGGGAGTCATGTGGACGAGGGTCTTATCCTCGCCACGGCCTTGAGCGGCTACAAGGGATGCTAACCCCGCCGCAGGATACTTATCGTTCATACGACCCCCGTGGGGAAAAGTTTTTTAGATCGTATCATTTCAGGTAGAGACATTCGACACCCACGTTACGGTCAGGATGACGGAAGGGATTTGCGGAATATTGCCTGACGCAGGGGCAGCTAACAGGATCACGTTGGCGTCGGGTGACTGCCAAGCAAGTTCAATATAGTCCCCATCGGCAAGGGTAATCACCCAGTTCCAAGCGGCTACGAGTTCGTTGTTAGGTCCGTCAATGACCATCTTGGTAGCGGAGTGCGCTACGTTGTTCCCGTTCAACCGTAACCAAATAAATACGTCGCTTGCACCGCCGCCCGTCTTGTCTAACTGGGCTGAGAACTGAATGTTATATACAGCCGTTTCCGCTACGTAGACCCGGTTCGTATCCTTATTAACGCTGAATTGAGTCTCACCCGAGTTGTAGACGCTATCAAACTTCATCAAGTTAACAGCGCCAGCAACCGGATTAGTCTGTGTCGTCGTATCGTAGAAAGACCCGTGCGGTTTAGGCGCATTGAATGCGTTGGATACTAGGTTAAAGAATAGACGAAGTACGTTAGTAAGCTGATCCTGATACCGCCTTTCATACTGGTTCGGGGCCACCGGCAGGTTCGGTGCCACCAAGTTACGAACTTTTTGCAGGCGACTAGTCATCTACGACCATCCGGGCGAACGTCGATACGCATCAAGCCCATCTGCCACGCAACGCCAAGGTTCACAGAATCGAGCCTGAACGACATCTGACGACCACGGACTCGGGTATAGACCTGCCCGGTGTACTGCTCAATCGGAATGCGAGAAGTCTCCTGCACGGTCGGGTCGTCGGCAGGGGTATACAAACTACCCGAGTTCTGCCTCGCTTTAACGGTCAGCGTTACACTCGGCATGTTTGAAGAGGAATTATTGAAGGTCAAGTCGGGCAGGATACGCCACACGTAACCAAAGGTCTGCCCATCTTCGATGTCAAAGTCAGACGATTCGATATAAGCAGCAATCGGAGTAGGTGTAGTCAACGAGCGGTCATCATTACCGTACTCGTGGTTCATGATCTGATTTGGGATCTTATATATGACCTTCGAATACTGAATGTGACTAGCCGCTGTAGTGCCGTCATAGCCTCGGACACAGCCTGTCAACTGACTTGTGTTCGTACCGGTGTAGTAGATCTTTTCAGAGTCAATCGTAACGACGCCGGGGACCGGGTAAGTCGTGGCATTCAGCAGAGTAATGTTGGTCTCGCTGCTGTTGATACTATTCAGCAGGTAAGAAGTCTGCACACTAAAAGCCGCCATCGGGTAACGGCGAAGTGGCGAGTCAAGCCAATAAGTACGCTCTAACTCACCGTAATACCAAGTGTTTTCAAGATGGTTGTAGATAACGTATCGGTTGTTAACGAGGCTATTTGCAGTCGGGTAGAACCACCAAATCTCGTTATAGCCTTGGTTTGCTCCGCATACGACTTGCGAAATCTGCTCTTCGTTAATATCCGTAAAGATAAATTGGCGAAGCGTGCAGGGCAGCGTCTCGACACGACCTGAGTACATGTAGAACTTATCCGTTCCCATCCAGTACGTGACGTTGTTAATCGTGATCGCAGAGTTAGGGGAAATGATGGAGATATTGTCCATCAACAAGTTAATACCCCACACATACGGAGGGCCAAGGTACTGCATCGAGAACAAGGCAGCGTCAGTCCAAATGAGGATCTCCTGCCGGGTATCCGTGGACGCAACTACATATGATCCATACGACAGGCGAGTTTCACCTGACTGGTTCAAGGTAGACGGAACCCACTCAAACGGATTGTCGGCGTCTGACCAACGAATCAAAAGCGGATCAAAGGTCTCGCTAAAGTTGAACGGATTATATGGATTAGACCCGAAGGCAATACAGAAGTTGCCCGAACTTGATGTCGCTATTTGATAAGTCGTGTTGGGTACGTGCCGCCCTGAATAGCTGAACGTGTAGTTACCAGCAGATCCGAGCGTAGTTGCCGCCGAGATAGGAACAGACGTACTGCCAAGAACATATGCCGTCGTGACGTAGGTGCCCGCAGGGATTCCCGTACCTGTGACTACTGAGCCGGTATCAATGCCGGTCGGATCAGCAACCGTAATAGTAGTAGCCGCAGCCAAGAAGGTCGCGGTTGTTATATGTTTAACCTGCGTATCAGCGTATGAGTTGAGCGTGACTGCGCGGTTATAAGTGCTTGTGTCCTTGACCCAATAATAGATCGGACCGCCACGGGGGTTGATCAAAAGGTTTTCTTGGTCGTTATCTTGTGACCACAACCGAATCTGATTAGAGATAGCCGAGCCTACACCCCACCCGCCGAAACCCCACGGACCTGCGCCCCAGCCAAGACCGCTAGAGTACGTTGCACTACCAGCATCAATTTCAAGTGTTGCACTAACGGCTGCGCCGCCGCCTGATCCCGTACCGGATGCCGTTGTAGCGCCTAGCACCACAAAGCTAGTGCTCGACGGTATTTCAATAACTTCAAATGCACCGATACCCAAAGCCGAAGAATACAGCGTGATCCCATTGACAGTGACAGGAGTACCGGCAGGGCTGTTAGTGAATGTGACCCAAGTACCAACAGTTAGATCGTGCGGGGCGGTCGTAGTGACAACGACTCTGTAACTGCCGTTCGTCGTTGCAAACGGGTTGTTTGGAAGTAATACAGTAGAAGCGACCGGGGTAATGTCGTGATAAACACCCAAGTTCTCTACGTAAAACTTCTGGTTCGTACCGACACCTAAAAGATTCTCACTAGTGAGCGAGATCCAGTTAAACAGTGAGCGGCAAATACCGACAAATGTGTATTCAGGAGCGGTTTGGTTGATCCATCCGCCGATCTTCTCTGCATACCCCGAACGGAACCGAACCTTATCGCACGAGAAATAACCCCCCTCGTTGGCGTAGTTGGTTGATTCTTTATTGATACCGGGGCGAAGTTGAAGTTTCTTAAGAGGCATTACACGACTCCCGACAGATACAGCGCACGCTCATCCATACGGCGCTTAACCAAACCCGGCAGTACCCGTCCGCCGCCCTTAGTCCATTTCATAAACTCTTCAGCAGCCTCTTCAAATTCACCTCGGTTGTTCTTCATCCGAAGGGAAGAGCGTTGAAGATTCCCCAAACCCACGTTGAAAGAGAAGGAAACGAGGCTGTCGAACCTGCCTTGATTACCAACAGTATTAGGGCAAAGTCGGGCCACGCCGCGCTCAAATCGCGCAAGGTCCTTAGCAAGTAGATCATCCACTTCAGCATCGGACCAAATCCTTGCGTGTTCTGGCCGTAATGGAAACTGTATCCTATCGGATACAGGGATGTTTGCCTGCTCCGGATACAGAACATGACCGACGCCGACCGTCCACAACTTAGCGGGGCACAAGTAAGGTTTATTCCTTACGCCCTCGTGGTGTTTCACCATCCTGATTGTCTCAGGACCTGCCTTCATTACTTTTTACCGAACGCCTGCGTGCCGAACCAAAAGGCAATAATTGAAGACAGGATCAGCATCTCGTCATCCGAGAATACTTCGGCCATCGCAGCGGCAAAGGGCACACCCGTGTTGTAGGCGTACCAAACACCCGCAATGTTGATGGCAACTAACTCCAGCACGAAGATGTAAGTCACAACCGGACGCACCGAAGCACGGAGATTCACCATCCACTGCGAAGCACCTTTGCCGATCTCAATGTCGTGCTGATACAGGGCTTGGCGCTCTTCGCCTGCCGTCTGAGTTTGGATCTGTTCCAACTTGATCTCTTCGACCCGAGCCTGAGCAAGGAAGCCCTTCTCAGCCAAAGCCAACTCACGCTCTTTCTGAGCCGCAACGAGGGCAAGTTCATGTTTCTTGTCCTGCCGGTCTTGCAAGATCGAGAGGATCTTAGGTAGTCCACCTGCTAGGAACGACAGGAACGTACTAACCATCGTCATCATTTGTTGCGCTCCTCTATCAACTTGACCCGTACTTGCAAGTCGTGGATGTCTTCCATAATGTCGTCTTTGAGTTCCTGACGACGAGCGGCGCTTAGTGGACTATCAGTAGGTACACCGTCCTCGGTAATCAGGATGGGGATCTTAGACTCAATGGCAATCAGACGATTGTTGAACGATGCGATCTCTGCCAGCAGCCAACCTACAGCGGCCAGCAACACCGGGAACAACATATCCACAATCTTCTGCATGTTCATCTTTATCTCCACTTAGGCCCGTCAAACCACGCTGCGATTGAATATCGCTTTCCTGAAGTCACAGGTAACGCCGCGTGACGCACAAACGACGGGAAGAAAATAGCCGTACCTTGCTGCCGCATCTCCTCGGCATTTGGGTACTGATCTACATGCTCAAACGTCAAATCACCGCCCTCGTAGGTAGCGGGATCGCTCAACTGAATGACGCACGAGAGTTTACGGTGGTAGTACGGGTCGCCATTCATATAAAAGATGTCGTGATGAGTCTTGTACTCGCCACGGTTGGCACTGTCGTACTCGGCAATTTGGTAGTAGTCGAGCTTCGAGATGTGGACGTTGAACCAATCGTGGTTAGCCTGAATAGCAAGCTTCCACATCTCGTCAAACAAGTAATCTAGCTCCGCATCACCACGGTTCACGAAGCGAATGTTGGAACGACGAAAGGTATCGTCCTTATTGACCCCATCAGCGGTGCCGATCTTGGCCTCCTCCGGTTCCCGCTTAAGAGCAATGTCAATAATGTGCTGGCAGTAATCTGCCGGAAAATAGGACTTAAAGTAACACCATTCGCCTTTCATACACCCTCTTTAGGCCAAGGTAAGAGTAAAGGTGGCAGATCCCGTGCCACCAAAATAAGGACCGCCGTACCAATCCCATATGGTTTCAGTACCGTTGAAAGCACCGTTAGGAGTACTAGAACTAGCGCGGGTCAGATTCAAGCTACCCCACGAGATATCCGTCCACCAAGTTCCGGTGTTGTTGCCAGAAACGACAAAAAACGTGCCGACATAAATATCGTCAGGCGGAGGACTGAAGTTAGGTGTGTACTGGTCGTAGAACCCTAGGAACGACGTTTGATTAGTTGA